TTCTTCTAGTTTCTTAGTCATAGTGTACTTATCTGCTCCCGTTGTGAAATAAATCATTTTCGTTAACGATTCTAAACTTGATGCCTTGCTGTTTGCACCAAATTGTCGCAGCCGCCCATTTTGCCTGATTTTTTACATACTGTGCTTGATTGAATTTATTCTTACCAACACGTTCAAGTATAGTTTGACTAGCGGGCTTAATCTCTATAAGTTCTACATGAGTTTTCATGTTTTTATCAACATATTGTACAAAGAAGTCTGGCACATATATTGTTTGACGTCCTGTCAATGGGTCTCTATAAGGGATACTAATTGCTTCACTAGCCCATTTTTGCACACTGGGATTAGTATCACAAAATTTCATAAAACTCCATTCCCAACTACTGCGATATCTTGGAGATTTATTACCAACATATTTTTCAGGTGCGGTGATTGTAAACTTCCCTTGTGCAAATTTTCCCATATCACACTAAGATATTTCTTGATTCAAACGTATCAGTTACTTGAGCAACCCTGTAACCTAATAAGCTAGTTTTTTCTCTGTAGGCGTTAAGTACCTGCGCAACTACTTGACTTAGTTGAACGTCTGTAAGTGCTTTTAATGTATCAAGTAAAGAAAATACACTGACATTATCTATTCTTGCTTGATTAAGCAAAACAATTCCAGTGCTCCTTGCACTTTCTTGATCAAATCCTCTTTTAAGGAAGAATGCTAATACTGCATCAATTTGATTAGTCGGAAAACTTATTTGATGGTTGTAGTACTTGTCAAAGAATTGTCTAACTTCTCCGGCACTGTCGACTGGTTCTAATGTTGGTAAATTTGCCATAATTATTGTTGAATGATAACTGTGTTATTGCCTGTAATACTAACAGCTTTTGCTGTTGTTAGATTGGCAGTATTTGCTACTCTAGGAAATGCTGTTCCGTCAATGCCACCGACTCCGGCAGTTGCTGTTGCTCCTAGCGAGACAGTATTAACAATTCCAGTTTGACCGCTAACAGGTTTTTGTTGAGTAGTTTGCGTATAATTTTGATCAGTTGACACGCGGTTATTTAAAGTTTCAATTGATGCTCTTGGAGTGTCAGTTGTTACTGCGCTTGTTCTCAATGCAGTAACGCCCGGAGGTAATGTTAACGGACTAGGAGTTTGATCATAATGTTCAGATCCAAATCCTTCAGGGACGTCACTATTAATTAATCCGCTACTGTAATGAACAGCTTCATACGTTAGCACCATAGATAATTCGTGTACAGAACTAATCTTTGCGTAATCCATAGTTTGATGATCAAACGATTGGATATACGGATTAATTAACTTATAAGCAAAATATTCTTTTCTTGACAACTGATACACTGTAATATGATTAAAGAACATCTCTGCACTTTTATTATCTAAACCGTATGCATTACTTGGTAATCTTTTTGTTGCATTTCTAGAATATGCACTGTTAGCACTTCCTGCACTGGTCGGATCTGCGTAATAATATCTATAGTAATTTTGCCAAACTTTACTAATTAATCCCATATTGTCGTCATGAAACTTAATTGTAACAGGCTCAAATTTATGTGTAGTTTGCACAACTTTTTTTCTGTTGTACTGATTAGCTGTTTCGGTTGTTAATTTAATACTAGGTAACGTAACACTTTTAACCAACATATTAACTTCATTTTTGTGACGCTGAGTAATACTTTGATCTTGCAATGCTCGGCTATTAATACTAAACACTGTATGGAATAGGAAATCAAGTTTTGGCGCTAATCTAAAATTATCATCACGAAATAATCTAGAACCGTGTTGATAGTCCCTAAGAAATGTATTAGGATCAAGATTGTTATTTAAGTAAGCGTTAAAAGGATTTGCCATAATAGTATTTATAAAGTCAAATTAACTGCGTAGTTAATAAACAGTCACAAAAAAGCCCACACTAGGTGGGCTGTTTATTAGCGTGAACCGCCGCCAGTAGTTCCTGTTCCGTTTGCACGAGTTACTGGAACACCAACACCAATTGTTCCTGATGTCTGTAAACAGTTATCAGGCTGTATTGTTAATGAAATTGTCAATGCTTCTTGAGTTCCATAGTTGTTAGTATCATAGTCAACTTTTTGTATATAGCAACCATAACATTCCCATGTTTCTAAAACATTTGGAGTGCTTGCACCGTTGCCGCCGTCTAGGATTTCTAAACGAAGAGTAAACTTATAATCACTGCCTGCGGCTGCAGATGCCTGTTCAAAGAAATCAAATTGTTTCTGCATCTGTTCGCCAACTAACTTAGAAACGCTGCCAGTAACATCGTCACGTAGTTTAATTGCCATAGCTTCCCACGTGCCTTTACCAGCTAAGTGGAATACTGAATTATAAACTTCAATTGGGATGTCTTTGAAGCTGGCTGTAGGTCGTTTAGCTTCACTTACTTGTTTGGTAAGTTCAGTAGTAGGAGTTGAAACGCCAAAGTTTTCAAACATCACTCTAAAGCGATATTTCATCTTTGGCATCAACATACCTTGTGCTGATGCGCTTTGATCAGACGCTAGCGGTACTGTAAATCTTGATAATGTTGCAATTGCCATTTTAATATTCCTTTAATTATAGACCTTTGATCTCGCCAGTGTTCTTCAAGCGTAGCGGAATGTAAATAAATTCTACTGCTTTTACTGGTTCAATAGCTACATCAAGGTATAGTTCACTACGATCAATTCTTGCTGGAGTATTGTTACTTGTATCACAAACTACAATGTAGTCGTATAGAGCACGTTGTCCAACTAGTTCTAACAATAGACTTTCAGCCGCTTGTTTAATTTCATCTCTAGTAATTTTGTCGTTTGGTTCAAACACGTATGGCTTAGCCAACTGGTTAAACTGACGGCGTAAGTAAATTACTAAACGTGCAACGTTAATACGATCTAATGCACTAGCGTTACGAGCGCGAGTATATTGTCCGTAGTTAACAAGACCGCTACCAACAATAAATGTTAGCGGATTAACCTTGACACTGGCTAGTGTATCACGTTGTCCAGTGTTTAATGCAACTGATTGGAATTCACCTTCATCAGTAATAAAACCAACTGCTGTTGCGTTAGTAATACCACCACGACGTGTTCCTGCTGGAGCAAACCATGGATAAGCAACTTGGTCGTTTAGAGCAATAGTGCGTAGCATCATGTGGCTTGGAGGAACAACAACGTTATTACCAATGTTGTCGCTTGTAAAACCCCATGGATAGAAAATACCTAAGTATTCGTCACTGCTGACTAGGCCGGCATCATTATCTTCTAAGGCGCCTGCTTGGTTAGTACCCCAGTTTAACAATGATGTTGCATCAGGTGTTAACCTTGGTGGAGTATCTCCTACGATGAACGCTGTTAAACCACGATCGTAGTTCAAGCTGATCATTTCGCCAATTAGCTCTGGATATCCTGGGCAAGCTAACAGGTTAAACACACGTGATTCTTCATCACGGATCTGTTGGTTACTGTTAACTAGAGCTTGTAGTTTCTGTACTACTACTTTACGTTGTGCCTTGCGACCAAATGTTCCGGCGCCGTTTTCTTGGTTGCCAGCTTCTGACAACCAACGATGTGGATAATAGTCAGACATTAGTTCGTCGTTAGCAGTTCTAAAGTTACGTGCAAGAATGTCTACGTAGTTGCGTACAAAACGTTTAACGTTGAATCCTGAACGGCGTAGGTTCCACATCAGCATACCCTTTGGATATAGTGCTGGATCTGGACAGTCAAAGTCAACAAAGTTATTGTCTAGTAGTTCTATTATAGAACTAGCAGTTTCAACACGACCTGTAGTATTCCAACGTGCATCTGCAAACAAAATACCGTTTTCAGTTGATTGATCTGAATTGTCAACTAATGCCCACTTTTGAGTAGCATAGTTGAATTTGTAAATCATCGGAAAGTTTTCTAGGTCGCTGGTGTCAATCCATAGATCACCGTTAGCTAGGGCTGTTCCATCGCTTTGTGTTAATGGTGCAGTAGCACTAACCATTGGACCTTCTGGATCTGTACGATCGCCACCGCCTTGATTCTGAACTAAATTATTATAGCCAACCCACTTATCACCGTCATGAATCATCATGTCAACTTCGTCGATTAAGCTATTATACCATAGTTGTCCGTCAGCAGTTAAACTCTTTGGAGAATCTTCTCCGGCAGTATATGTTAAACCTTTCCATAGAGTTGCCACAAAGTGTCCTGCGGCTCCATCTGGATGATTATATAAGTTTGCAGTTGGTGCTGAACCTGATGTGGTAAATCCTGCATCACGGAACGCATCAGCAGTACCGTCAGTGATATAAATTTCACCACCTTGGTTGTGCTGAATTACAATTCTGTTTGCACTGTCAACACTGGCTACAATACTTGTTCCAACTGGCATAACTGCGTTAATAGCCGCGGCAACTGTTTCAGCATCGTCAACTGTGCCAGCTGTAGTAAATGTAACAGTTACACCATCGCTCAGTGCTGTTGAACCTTTGATGCTTTCGCTGATAATAAAGCTGC